TACTTTCAAATGCATCAGTTGATTTAGTACCTTTGTAAGAATCTATAACCAAATTATTTTGAGCTTCTGTTAAAAATACAGATTTCTCATACTCATTTAAATCAGATATAGTATCTAAATTATTCTCTATAGCAAAGCTATTATAGAGTACATCAAATTCATTTGAAAATTCTTCAGTAGTCATAATTACTCAGATCTTTGTCCTAGTTCTACAATAGTCTTATCTTCGCCAGTATAAGCTACTTTAGCCAATTCTACTGCTCTTTGTAATATCTCTTGATGAAGTTCTTCAGGAAGTTCACTATTAGAATCATTACCTGTAGTATCTAAAGGCTTTACCTGACCTTCTATTGATACTCCTGTATTTTCTAAATCTACAGTAATAATAGGATAAGGTTTCTTCAAATACCTTACAACATAAGAGTTTATAACAGATATATTAGATATTATTTCTACATACTTAGCAGTATCTGCTGAAGTACCAGACATTAATCTCCAAGCTTGATTCTTACAAGGATATTTATAAGGCTTAGACATTAATCTAACATATTCATCATAAGTAATAGGAATTACTTGATATTGCTTACCTTGAGAATCTCTAATAACTTCATTTATAACAAGCCAAATATCATTATTAAATTCAAATACTTTTGACCTATTATCAATTTGAGGATTAAGAGTTTTACTAACTAAATTAGCTACTCTTATAAGAGAGCTAAAATCAGCTTGTCTTTTAGCATTACCATCAAATCCTGCTTTATATTTATTACCTTCAGGAGTAAAATAGTTCTTTAGAATTTCATACTGAGCCTTTGTTAAGAATACTGATTTTTCATATTCAGTAAGACCAGGAGCTTGATTACTAGCTATATTGTTATAAAGAACATCAAATTGGTCAGAAAACTCAGTGGCATTCATAATTATATATTATTGAAGTTTTTCTTGAACTAAAGCTTGAATGGAGAATAAAACATCTTGATGCTTAGGCTGATTCAAATACTTAGAAGCAATATTTAATGTAGGCTCTTCACCATTTTCACATAAAGGTAAATTATTAGATGCTACATACAAATAATTACCTCTATTTGTAATTACACCTGTTTCAATACCTTTCTTAATAAGTATCTTAGTATCAAGCATAGGATCTGTTACAGTAGCTAAGAATCTCTTACTATTAAGCTGTATAAGTTCATTAACCTTAGTCTGTAAAAAGTCCAGCTTAGAATTAGCTGCTGTAGGTCTATTAGTAAGAATTTCAATGATAGTTCTAAGTTTATAGACATCATTTTCAATTTTACCAAATTCCTTATAGCACTTCATAGTAGCTGTCATATTACCCTTAGCTGTCTTTGTTTCCTCATCATCTGCTACAATAACAAATTGATAAGAGGCTTTAGGTCTATCCTCAAGTTCCTGTAATGAAGGTGCTATAAAATTCTTATTTGCAAGAAGAATCTTATATCTAATATAATCTTCGGGATTTGACAAATCTAAGAAATTATCTTGCTTAGTAAGTCTTACAGTATTAATACCATTATTATTACTATCATCCCAGAAATTATCTATCTTCTTATATATACTTAGAGCATTATACTCAAGACCCATAATCTCTTCAAGAAATGCTTTTTCACTATCTGTGAGTACATTTACATACATACCAGATGATAACCTGGGTACACAGAATGTTCTTATAGAAGTTTCACCCATACCTCCTGCTAATACGTGTTTAGGATTACCATTCCATAAACCTGCAGCTTTAGGTATAAATCTTACTATAACTCTTTCATTTCTAAGACAATTTACAGTACCTTCAGTATTTTTGTGAAATTCTCTAGGCTCTGTTTTTACTACTTTTTCTATTGTATCTTCCTTAGATTCTACCATAGGAATCTCATTAGAAAGATCAAAATTAGGAACTTCTACGTCCTTCTCCATTTTAGTTTTGCTCATTACTTCTCCTTTTAAAAATTAAACTTCTATATGCCTATGATATAAAACCATAGGCATATAAAAGTATTATAAATTAACCATTTAATACAGCAGGTATCAATGAGATTGTTCTTGTAGGATCAAGAATAAATACACCAAGAGTTGCCATCTTGTGAATTATTGCAGCATCCTCCTCAAAACTCATGTGAGGATTACCTAGCTGACCGGTAAAGGGATTTCTCACATTATTGTTACTAATATATCGTTTCCATATATTATCTCTAACTTTCATTAGAGGTCAGACTATATCTTCATTAACATTATAAATGTTAAGCAAGGCATTTCAGTTTCACTTGAAACTTACTCCATATAGGATAGTCGTTGAACCTTCAATTATAAATAGAATTATAATTGCTTGGCTGCTGGTTATCCAATCTTTCACATTGTTTCTTTTTACGAATTATGTTTTTTAAAGTAGTATATTTGATATTAAACAAATGTGTAAGTTGATTTACTGAATATAATGTTCTTAGTTTATCAATTTGAGAAACTTGAAAATCTGTAAGTATTGTATTTTTAGGTACATCTTTACAAATTTTTCTATTTCCAAATTGAAATGAATGATAAACATTTTCTTTAGGTGTTACCCATTCAAGATTTTCAACTTTATTATTTGTTCTATTACCATCTATATGATTAACAGCTGCTTTATTATCAGGATTAGGTATAAAAGCTTTTGCAACTAATCTGTGTACAGGTTGTGATGTCCATGTTCCATCTAATTTTTGAACACTGCATCTGCAATAACCATCTCTATCTTTAGCAAATTCTGTTAATATTCTTTCTTTTCTAGTTTTATTAGAAGCTTTTAAAATTCTTCCAAATGAACTTACTTTAATACCCTTATATTCATCTAGGGTTTTCCATAATTCTTTAGTTTCCATAATTAAATGTTTGAAACTTAAAAAGCAGTGAAAGCTCTAAGGAACTTCCAGCAATTAACCTTGTTTATTAAAGTGGGATCTGAGAATGTGTAAACGCTTATTAAGCGGCTAAACCCCACTGATATGATCTTAATTCACTTTGACCCTTAATAGCAGCCTTCTGAATATTAGGCTGATCCATAGAACCAATGTACATTATATCATATCTATAAGATTGTGCAGGACCACCATTGGGGTGCATTATCTTATTTCTTACAGGATCATCATACCAATCATCAACTTCAATCTTTACTCTTACACCATTAGGAGCTTTATACTCTACAAACTGGAAACCAGCACTTAGAGCATTAGAATGAAGCTCAGATTGAGTCTTCTGAATAACACCAATAGAACTATTATCAAGTACAAATTGTGTCCAACCTGATACTGTCTTTAATACCTCTTTATGGAATTGAATAGCACCTCTTTCACCTGTATGTAGAATGAAATATCTATCATTTAAACCTAGCTTAGAAGCACTTAAATCATAAAGTGCATCTTCAATAAGTTTAATAGAGAATGTATTGTAATATCTGGTATTAGCATAAGACATCTGCTCAAGAATACCTGCACCTGTCTTAATTACATTGCCTGATTTACCAATATTTAGATACTCACCATTAGCATTTCTATTACTTCTACCAAACATCAGAGCATTATTCTTATACTCTGAGAATTGTACCTCAAGCTCATAGTCTACATAGTGCATCCACATATTCTGTACTGTATGCTTACCAGCAGCATCAACTACAGGAATACCACAAGCTAATTTCTTGCCAAGGTTACTACCAGGTTCCTTATGCTTAATACGAATAGTAGTCCACTCATTTCTCATAGCTACAGGACTAGAGAATCTAATGTCACCTACACCTCTAGAAAGTTCTCTTTCTACAGGAGCAAACTCTACTGAGAATCTCTCACCTGCAAGTAATCTCTCAGGAGGAACACCTATTGTATTAGCAGCCATAAGCTCTACCTTATAAACTGCATTGGGACCCTCAAGAATAGCATCACCTAGTATTCTAAACTGATAAAGCTCATTGAAATTACCAACAATAACTTCACCATCTGCAAACCAATCTTCACCAAATACCAAATAGAAAGGAGCAGTACCTGCACCTATATTAGTTGTAGTTTCTGCAGTAACTACTACACCATTTTCATCTCTTGCCTCTAGCAAAGGAATATTTCTTCTTGAAGAACCAATTACATCCCAATAGAACTCACTATCATCCTCAAATTCCTTAGTAGGGAATTGATTCAAGAATGTATCTAGGGACTTACCTCTGTGGTAAGCTAAAAGCTGTACCATAAGATTAGTGGCTTTCTGAGGAGCTAATTGGAAAATACTACCAAGGTGTGAAGCCTTAGTTAAACCTTTCCAATGCTGAAAACCTACCATCTGAAACTTGCCTAATTTTCCAGCCATATTATTTTATATTTTGGATTTGAACTAAATGTCTATTTAAAGTTTAAATATCTAGTCTTAAACCATTTCCAAAATAACTTTGATCATCATCATTCTCATTAGTTACAAATCTCAATGAACCATCTGAGTTTCTTGATGTATTATTAAGGGTTTGTTCTAGATTCTTTAAACCTTGTTTAACCTCCTTATTTACCTTAGATTTAATTAAAGTATTAATATCTTTAAATCCATTTGTAAGAGTAAATAGTAGGCTTACATTCTTTAAAAATTCTACCTTATTTTCAGCTTCATATTTCTGTAAAGCTGTAAGATAATTTCCTTCAGAATCTTTATATACAGGCTGTGTAATAGCTTCAAATGCTTTCTTTCTAGTATTCTTATCTACTACTACATCACCAAAGAATTTCTCACTATTAAGTATAGAATCCTTTAGCTTATTAGCCTGTTCTTGCTGCAATTTAAGAGCAGCTTCCTTCTCTTCTTTTGCTTCTTTAATAAGGTTATCATAGTTCTCTTTAAAGAACTCCTTATTACTATTTAAAGCCTCTTTAGCATCTTCAATATCCGAACTTGCATTAATAGATTTTTGAACTTCTCTTGTAGCTCTTTCTTTGCTATAACCTCTATTAATAAAGTCTTGATAAATTAACTGCTTTCTAAGATTCTCTCCTTTTTCTGATTCATCTGAAAGCTGCTTATTGTCAATAGACTCTAAGTAAGATAATGCATTCTCATATTTCTTTATTTCAGAAATTTCTACATTATTATTTAGTGCTTCATCAATTCTTTTTTGTCTTTCATCAAGACCAGCTTTAATTTGTTGATCCACTAAATCTCTAAATGCAGCTGCATTATTTACTTTCTCATATTCAGAATCTTCAAGGTCTGGAAAGATACCCTCTTCTTTAAAGGCTTTAGCAATGGAAGAGAAGATATTAGGAGAAGTATTACCCTTATCGGAGAGGGTATCTTCCTTTTCCTCTTTTTTATTTTTTCCACTACCTACGCTCTCTGGATCAGTAAATAGGTTATCTACATCAACCTCAGTAGTTTTATCATCTTTATTCTCTTTGTCTTCTTTATTTTCAGGAGTATCATTAGGTGAAGTATTAGACTTATTGTCATTATTTTTATCTTCACCATTATCATTATTGTCTACAACTCCATCATCTGAAAACATACTCTCAACTTCTTCTTCACTAAGAATATCGTTGAAACTTAAATCTTCCATTTCCATGTGTAAATTCTCCTATAATTTTTACATATATTACAAAGTTATTTAACATTTAGTAGTCTTTCAATAACATAAATAAATTTGTAAATAACTATTAGTAAAAATTACTAATATAATAACAATAAAGGGATAGAAATATCACTATTTCCACCCCTTCTAAATATAAAGTATTACATGAAATAATGTTTTACTTTATTACTATGTTCACAATCTTCATCATTAAACCAATAAACAATAGCTGACTCTATTATCTTATGATCTATATTATCTGAAAACCATGTTTTAAACAACTTAACGAAATTATGATACTGAGTATTTATAGCAATATAAATATCTTCACAAGTTACATCATCAGGTATATAGTTCTTATATTTTTCATGTATCTCTTTAGCCTTTGTCATAGAATATTTTTCACCTATATACTTATTATGATTTTCATAGTGATACATATTAGCTACTATCTCTTTTGCTTTATCCTCAGATATATTACAGCATTGTACTTCAAAATATGATTTCTCTTTTACTTCTGTAGCTTCACAATATTCCTCTAAATCTTTATCAGTAATAATTCCTTTTCTTTTAAGAAGTTTCATTACTAATAGCTCATCCATAACAATTTAAATTTAAAGTAAGTAAGATTTCAATGATTCAAAATCAGATTCATCAAACATAATCTTTTTATTTATATAAGGTATTGAAAGTTTAATGTTTCCTCCACCTATTTCAATATCTCCAAATAAATCAGAAGAATATATAAATGGATCTGTTTTCATAACAGATTCTATCATCTCAGGTAAAATATTTTCAATATCTATATTACCTGTATTATCTGATAGTATTCCCAGTAAACTATTTACCTTATAAAAATTGTTATCAACAATTCTACTAATAACAGGTTTTGTAAATCCTATTATAGGATTACTTTTTGCTAGAGTATCTAATTGTTTATGTATATACTCCTTTAATTTTGAATTAATTAATGTAGCTTGCATATTAAATTCCTTTCTTTATAAATTCTTCATAAGTTACAGTAGGGTTATTTTTACTATATTCCTTAAACTTTTTGAATAATTCCATTTCCATATTAGTGTCATTAATTATCTTAGTTTTTAGCTTTCTTATTAGTTTTAATTGCTTCTCTAATAACTCTCTGCCTCTATCTGTGTTTTCTATTCTTGCTTTAACTAAATTCAAAATTTCAGCTTGAACCATAGTTTGTAATTCATTATAAGTTGAAGCATACTCTTCATCTTGTAATAGTTTATTCTTTTGTTCATTACTTAAAGGAATAATTTCTGCATCTATATCATCCCATATTAATTTAGTTTGCTTATTTTGATTCTGTATCTGATTTAATCTATTTCTATAGTTTTCCATCATTTGAATCTGAGCATCTAAATTATCTATAGGATTCATCATAGGATCACTATTTCCTAAGATAACTTGGTTTACCGGGTACATAGTTTTAAATTTATCTTGTTACATATACACCATTGCAATTACAATTACATCCTAAAGGATTATAAGTAGTTCTTGCAGTAGCTGTTGTACCTGTAGTAATATTAGCTACAGATATAGGATAGAAGTTACCATTTAAATAACTTACAATTCTATTATCTGCACAATTTCTTCTTTCAGCTTCAAGAGCTATACCTGCTTGTGCATTCTGGTTTACACCACAAATCTGCATATCAAGAACTTTAGCTCTCCAAGGTTCTACAGCATCTGCAACAGCTTGCTTAGTTTCTAGCTGTGAAATTCTATTAGCTAAAGCATCAAAACCATCTCTTTGATTCTTATATAAAGCAAAACTTGTATCATTAAGCTTCATATTTAAACCATCAAAACCATCTCTTGTAGTTTTATATAGACCAAAATCACCATCTACTTGAGATTTCCAAACACTAAATAATTGACTATCTACTGTTTGTCTATCAGAGAATCTTTGTTCTTGTTGTGCTAATAATCCTTCATAGAAATTAGTAGTTGCATTCAAATAGTTACTACACCCTTGTTCCCAAGCTTGAAAAGCAGTAGGAGCATTAGTACCATCATTAGTAGTTCTTCCTGATGCTAAAATATTAACATTTTCAGGCATTGTTACACCAGAACTATTACCAAATAACCCTAAACCTCCTTTACCACTTAAAGCTAATAAACCTAGTGCTGTACCTGCAATACCTAAACCAAGACCTGTACCAGCTACACCTTTAGAAGCATATTCCTTCTTTTCTTGTTCAATAACTTCCATAAAAATAAAATTTAGCAATTCATAAATATTTGTAAGCTTACAGCACAAAAGTATATAATTTAAATGTAATTACCTAACATTACTAAATATGCTCTTATAGGCATATAAAACAAAAAGAGAGCTAGTAAAATGTTACTAACTCTCTTTGGGATTACTCAATAGTAATTGTAATATCTTCATTAAGATTTTTAGCTTTATATAATTCAGTCATTAAAGATTTAAAAGTATTAACACTTTCTGTAATTGTTCCTACTTTACTATCTTTACCTACTAATATACAACCTAAAGTATCTTTAGCAGTATTTCCAGGATGTATTAAAACACCTTCAAAGCCTTTTACATTAAGTAGTCTAGGGACTTTACCACCATAAGGTAATGCCCAAGATCTGCTACCAAATTTAGAACTTACAGTGTTTAAATCTATTTTATAAGTACCCTTCGGTATAGCTGTTTCCCCATATATTTTCTTGGAAGATATTTCACTAACAGACATTGCATCTAATAACCCTCTATCTACATCTTCCAAAGTATTTGAGAATAATGTACCATTAATATAAAGATTACCTATAGTACAATTACTTCTCATCTGATTTCTCTTCAGTAGTAGTTTCATTTTTAGTTGGTAGTTTAGAAAATAAATTTAAATCCCTTTGTCTATATTCACAAGCTAAATTGACACAAATAGAATTTAGCAAGTTGAACATCTGTGATCTTAGATCAGATACTTCTTTTTCAAGAGCATCATTTCTTTTAGTAAGTTCATTAAGTCTTTCCTTATTATCATCAGAAAGCTTCTTATAAAAATCTAAAGCGTCCTTCATATTAGCAATTACTTTGCTGTCCACTTCACTATTATATTTTTTCCTAGCAAATAGCCATCCACCGGTACTTCCTACAATAGCTGAAATTATACTAGCCAATCCCGTAATTAACACATCAAAATTCATTTCTTTACAAATTTATATATTATCAATATAACAAACAAAGCTCCTAAAACCATTAAGGTTTTTTGCCAATAGTATAATTTATTAATAGTAACTGTTTCTGTAACAGTATTTGTAACAACAACCGGAATACTATCTACTATGGTAATAGTATCCTTCTTCTGTGATTTAGCAGATTCACTTCTATATTTCTCTACATACACAGTATCACCTTTGTTATAAATTATGACACTATCTCTTACATATACAGTATCACTTTGTATAGAGTTCCTGTATTCTGTTTTCACAGTTTCTACAGGAACTTCTATATACTTAGTGGTAGCTGCACAAGAGCTTAGTAACATAATCATTAATCCATAAATTAAAGATTTCATGATTTACTAACTTTTGATTTATTTATTTGTAATCTTTTGAGTTCAGCATCTGTTTTAGCTTTACTCTTATCAAATTCCAATCTTTGTTGATTAAGTTTATGAGTAGCATCAAATTCTCTTATCTTCTCTAATAAATTAGCTTTAGATTCCTCAGAATATTCAGGTTCTTCTATACCATCATTAAGTTTAGCAGAAGCATTTATTTGAGCTACCATAATCTTAGTTTCATTATCTCTTTCATTAAGAGCATCAACTTGTTGCATCTTAGCTTGTTCCTTTTCAGCATTTTGCTGTAGTTGTTGTTGTTGCATTTGCTGCTGCTGCTGTT